AGTAAAGGAAATGATAAGCATGCTAGAGTAAACGCAGTAGCGCCTCTTTTTGAGTCTGGAATGATATGGGCGCCAGATCAGAAATTTGCAGAAGAGGTTATCGAGGAATGTGCAGCATTTCCTAATGGCGATTACGACGACCTTGTGGATTCTACAACACAAGCTATCATGCGCTTCAGGCAGGGCGGATTGATAACTCACCCTGAAGACTATCTTGACGAGAAGAAAGACCCTACACCGAAGGTATATTATTAATGGCGATTAGCAGATTAAAAAATTTACGAGATTTAGTATATTCGATCATAAGAAAACAAGGCGTGGGCAAAGGTCCAGGGATCACGAATATTGGAACAAACACATTAAGACTAAATCAAGAGGCCATGGACATCATCGCCGATATGCAGAAAGCAGGTTACAAACTTGAAAACATCGACGAGTCATCAATCAAAATATTTTTAAACAATAGAAATCAACCAGCTCCTACAGGAAAAGAAATCATAGGTTCAATGAAAGAGACAGATATTTATTCTCAAGATAATCCTTTCATAGGTTTCAAACCTGAGATTGTTAAGGATACTAAAAAAGTTGATCCAGTCAAAGCAACTTCAGCTAAAGATCTGATGAGTGAGCTAGCTAAGATGACGAGTAAAAATGTTGATGATATTAAACTAGGCATAGCATCTAAAACTAAAAAAACAAAAGATCCTGTAGATCCTGTTCTGCAAGAGCTAGAAGATAAAGCTAAACCTTTTAAAGAGTTTGAGGCTAGAGATAAAACAAGATCAGGTAAGATTAATTACGAAGTTATGGAAGATTTTTTAGGTACGAAACTTCGTGGCAATGAAAGCTTTGATGAATTATTAGAAATCGAGAGAAAAGCAAAAGGTAAAAAACCACCAGAGGATAAAGCAGATGGTGGAAGAATAGGATTTGGAGAAGGTAGCTCTGGATCTGGTTTACCTGCTATACAATTAGAAAGTCAACCCAAAGGAGATCTACCGCCAGTGATGCCTGAAACTTTTGGGTTTCAACCTTTAATGCCTGTGATGAATGAAAAAATGATTACTGAAGGCAGTTCTTTAAAAGAACTTATGAAAGCAATTGGACAAAGAACTACACCTAATTTTGGCATAGGTTATAAGATGCCATTTATGGGTGGCACTCTAGGTTTTGGTGGTGGGCCTTTTATTGGTGATACATCCAATCAAGGCATAGGCTTTGGATTTAGAAAATCATTTAAGGATGGAAGTAAAATGTCTCGAAGAGGTTTTTTAAAATTAATGGGTGGACTTGCGTCCATACCTTTTTTAGGTAAATACTTTAAAGGTGCTAAGACTGCTGCTAAAGTTGCAGAGACAGCAACTTCTACTTCTGGCGTGCCAGCGTACTTTCCAAAACTTGTAGAGAAGATAAAATTATTTGGTGATGATGTTACATCAAAATCTGCAACAGTAGAACGTCAGAGAGTCACTGAATATAAGAACTACACTTTAGAAGAAGATTTATCCACTGGAGATATAAGAGTTGTAAAAACCGAAGAGGGCGGAGGAACTTTTCAAACTCCAGATGGAGACTTTGATTCTTTCGATGGAACTCAATCTCAAGAAATTTTAGAACTTAGAAAAGGGTATAAAGATGTAAATCCCAAAACTAAAAAAGTTATTGAGGTTCCTGACGAGTATGAAGAAATAACAGTTAAACCAGATATGGATGGTAAGATGAAAGACGTTGAAGATGGTTTAGATAATGTTGATGAAATTATGAGAGAGGTGGATATGATAAAAACAGATTATAAAATGTCACCTGGTGGAAAATTAAGAAATAAAAAGAAAAAACTTGCAAGTGGCGGTGTCGCTTACATGCTAGGAGAGTAATGAAGATTAACGAATATAACGAGATGATGGCTTACTTAACAAAGCCAGATAAAAAACCTGTAGCACCAGAACGTAAACCAAAAAAATCTACAAGAGAAGCCTACAAAGAATATCTAGAGATCAGACCTTTTTTAGATGCAGAGTCTCAAATGTTTATAGAAAAAGAATTAGGCTTTGCTATGGGCGGATCTGTAGAAACACCTAAACGTGGTTTTGTTGATGAACCAGGAAGCTATGCTGGAAAAATAGAAGTAGATATAGAAAAAATTAAAAAATTAAGGGATCAAGGTTTTACTACAAAAGAAATTGCAAATAAATTAAATGTATCAACAAGCGTCATAGAAAAAAGAGTTAAAAAAGCAAATTTACCTAAAGTTCCTTTTCAAAAACTTACACCAGAAAGATTAAAATTTTTAAATGAGGCAGCAAAGAAGTATGGATATAAAGACTTTGCGAGTGTTGAAGGAAGAGACAATAGACTTAAAGTTGCATCAGAAGCAACAAGAAGACAAAAAAATGTTCCAGTAGGTAAAGGATCTCCTGGAAAAAAACTTTCATCAGATCGTATACAACAAATAATAGATACTCATTGGAGTAAAAAACCTAAAACAGAAATTAAAAAAATTATGGAGTCTCCTGGTTATGTGACAAGAGATTTAAATAAAGTTAAAGACCAGATGAATATTTTAAAAGCATCTCAATCTGGAAAATATACAACTGCGGAAGAAATAAGAAAAGCTGTGGGACTTACCAAGGAAGTTTTTAATGATAAAGTAGATAAGCTTTACACCAATCTTTATACTCAAATAGGAAACATGAATAAGAAAAATGTAAAATCTTATGTAAGAAAAGAATTTCTACCTCATAACTTAAATCAATTAGAAGAAATAAAAAATCAACTAGGTAAAATTAAAGGTTTTGAAGCAGCTGAGCAAAGAAATATTTGGACTCAAATTTCTAAAGCTTATGGACAAAATGGAGAAACCCCTAATAGAAAAGCTTTTGAAGAAACCATGAAAAAAGCTGGACAATATTTTGAGGTTAAAAATACGCTACAAAAAGAATTTCCTAATATTAAATTAGATTTAGACCACCCGCTGGATTACAAAACTCTTGAGGGTCTAGGTAAAAAAGGAGAAAAATTTTTATATGTGACACCAATTAACACAAACGTTAATAGAGGTGTTAAGGAAGTTCTTGGAAAACGTTATAGAGATGCAATTCAAGTTAATGATAAAAAACTTATGTTGCAGATAGAAAAATTAGCTGATGATATAGGCACAACTGTGGGTAAAGTAAGGGGATCAAAAGTAATTGATTACGGCACAACTTCTTTACGAAAAAGTGACCTTGGTTCTGAAATTATTTCTAATTTAAAACAACAAAACATCATGTCTGATAAATTATCTAAAATGACAAAATCTGGAGAATTAAAAACAAGATTGGGAGAAATTGGAATTAAAAGGCCAAAAGATTATGATATTCAAAAAATTTCAGATTCTGATATTAAAAAAGCATCAAATCTTTTAGCAGCTCTTGGCTGTCCAGGTAAAGCAATGGGTGGTCGTATTGATTTTCAAACAGGTGCAACACCTACGGCACAGTGTATTGCACGTGGCGCAGAAAAAATTAACTTTGGTAATATTAAACCTGGAGCTGAAGCTAGAAACGCAACACAGTTTTTAAAAGGGGCGTATAAACTTGGAAAAAATGTTACTAAGTTTGGTGTGATTCCTGAAGCTATGTTTGTGGCAGGAGAATCATTACTTCGTATGGGTTTAGGTGATACAAAAGAAGAAGCGTTTTATAGAGCATCAGAATATCTATTACCAGGTAATCAAACAGAAAAAGCAAATATATTAAGAGACATCAGAACGTTGAACCCAGAAACCGCATCAATAATTGTAGGTGCTAACGATTATAAAAAAGCATTAGAAAATTTAAAGAATGTCAGAGCCAATACTGAAGTTGACATTCAACAAAATGATCCAGATTTTACTGGTATAACAAATGAAAGACTTAGAGAGATACAAGAAAATCAAATCAAACAAGCTGAACAAAATATAAAAAATAAATTTCAATCAGAAGCAGTTACAGATTTTGCGGCTATGAAAGAAGCTGAATCACAAGATATTGCAAAGAGCCAGGCTTTCTTTCCTAAATTTGTTCAAGAAGCTAGAGATAATCAAATAGATAGTGATATTGAAACAATAGCAGCGCCAGAGATAAAACAAAAAGAAATAGCAGCACCCATGCTTACCATGGATGATCTAGCTTTCGGTGCAGGATTAGATAGAGACACACTTGATGCTTATAGAACACTTAGCCCAGATATTAATAAAGCAGTGCTAGAAGAACTTTTTAGTTCAGGTAGAGCAAATACTGCAAACAGAGAAAGATTGTTTGGTACATCAGGAACATTTTTTGGACAACCAATATCACAAAAACCTGCATACGATTTTGCAGGGGGTGGTATAGCTAAAATGGGTGGTGTGTCTTCAGGACCAGCACCAAAATCAGGGCCTACACCACAGGGCTTGGATTTTCTATTGAAACGTGGTAGATAAATGACGGAGTAATAAATGGCAGATATAGACAAAGGACTCCCTAGTAATACTCGTACCGAAGTAAAAGTTCCTGGCGCGGAAGAGGTCGAAGTAAAAGAGGAGATCAAAGAACAGTTACCAGTAGAAGTTACACCTGAAGAAGATGGAGGTGCGACTATCAACTTTGAACCAGGTTCCATTAATATACCTGGCACAGAATCTCATTTCGATAACCTAGCAGATATTTTACCTGATGATGTTTTAAATCCATTAGGTAATGAAATGAAAACAAATTACATGGACTATAAAATGTCCAGAAAAGATTGGGAAAAATCTTACACTGACGGGCTTGACTTACTCGGATTCAAATATGAAAACAGAACAGAACCTTTCCAAGGTGCATCGGGTGCCACGCATCCTGTTCTTGCAGAAGCTGTAACACAGTTTCAAGCAACAGCTTACAAAGAGTTATTACCAAGTGATGGTCCAGTTAGAACACAGATTTTAGGAATTAAAACACCAGCTAAAGAGCAACAAGCAAAACGTGTAAAAGATTTCATGAACTATCAGATCATGGATCAAATGAAAGAATACGAACCAGAGTTTGATTCTATGTTATTTCATTTACCATTAGCAGGATCTACATTTAAAAAAGTTTATTATGACTCTTTACTACAAAGAGGTGTATCTAAATTCGTACCAGCTGACGATCTTGTGGTGCCTTACACAGCGAACAGTTTAGACGATGCAGATGCAATCATTCACGTTTTAAAAGTTTCTGAAAACGATTTACGTAAACAACAAGTTAATGGTTTTTATGCTGACGTTGAACTTGGTAATCCAACGATGAGTGTTAACGATGAAGTTTCAAAAAAAGAAAAAGAATTAGAAGGCACAACTAAATCTGGAAAACAACAACCTGTCTTTACTCTATTAGAGTGTCATGTTGATTTAGATTTAGAAGGCTTTGAAGATATTGGTCCAGATGGCGAGCCGTCTGGTATCAAGCTACCTTACATCATAACAGTTGAGGAAGGTAGTGGAAAAGTTCTTTCGATAAGAAGGAACTATGCGCCCAATGATCCAAGTAAGAAAAGGGTCCAATACTTTGTCCATTTTAAATTTCTGCCTGGACTAGGATTCTACGGATTTGGATTAATACATATGATTGGCGGATTGAGTAGAACTGCAACAGTCGCTCTCCGCCAATTATTAGATGCAGGAACTTTGTCAAACCTACCTGCTGGTTTTAAACAAAGAGGGGTGCGGGTAAGAGATGAAGCAGCACCAATTCAACCTGGTGAATTTAAAGACGTAGATGCCCCAGGAGGCAGTCTTCGTGATGCTTTCTATCCTCTGCCTTATAAAGAACCGTCACAAACTTTATTAGCGTTGATGGGTATTGTTGTACAAGCTGGTCAAAGGTTTGCTGCAATATCTGAACTACAGACAGGAGAAGGAACACAGAATGCTGCTGTAGGAACTACGATCGCTCTTCTTGAAAGAGGATCTAAAGTTATGTCAGCGATACACAAAAGATTGTATGGTTCTATGAAAAGAGAATTTAAATTATTATCTAAAATTATATCAACATATCTACCACCTGAATATCCATACGACGTGGTTGGTGGAGCAAGAATTATTAAACAAGCAGACTTTGATGATAGAATAGATGTTTTACCTGTGGCTGACCCTAATATTTTTTCTATGTCACAAAGAATTACATTAGCACAAACAGAATTACAGTTAGCTACATCTAATCCACAGATACATAATATGTATGCAGCATACAGAAACATGTACGAAGCTATCGGTGTTAAGAATATTGATCAAGTTTTACCACCACCAATGCCAGTACAACCAATTGACCCTAGCCAAGAACACATTATGGCTTTAGCAGGCAAGCCTTTTCAAGCTTTTGCAGGTCAAGACCACAGAGCGCACACTACAGCTCACTTAAATTTCATGGCAACTAACATGGTTAGAAATAATCCAGCGATTATGGCTGCCATACAGAAAAATATTTTAGAACACATCAGTTTAATGGCTCAAGAACAGATACAATTAGAGTTTAGAGAGCAGTTACAAATGATGATGATGTTAAGACAACAAGCTCCAGTCAATCCAGAGGCTGCAAAACAGCTGCAAGAGATGAGCCAAAACATAGAAGCAAGAAAATCTGTGTTGATTGCCGAGATGACTAACGAATTTATGATGGAAGAGAAGAAAATTACGTCTCAATTTGATAGAGATCCACTTCTAAAACTAAAAGCAAGAGAAGTCG